GAAAGTATAATCTTCAAAGTCAGATGCAGTAAAAGAAGATGTGCCTGGTATAGTTACACTTGTAAAAGTTATATATTCACCAACTTCTAAATTATGTGTAGTTTTATTTACAGTAACTGTGTTTGAACTTGAAGTTGAATCAAAAGTAGCACCTGTGATAGCTGTATCTAATGGAGTAACATCGTAAAACTTATCTTCATAATAAATGTATAACGCTTTTGATGTACCTAATGCTGCGTACTTTCTACCTTCTAAATCATTCCAAGTATGCTGTGCTCTTGCAGGTCCTGCTATTGTTTCTTGTCCAATTGCAGTAAACCCGCCTATTTTTTCTGGTTGACCATATCTAAATCTTACAAAATCTCCATCAATCCACTGACCTTGTGCTCCTGATGGTGTATCTGATTTATTGTATCCTGGTACAATATTTACATTTCTTAATGGCATAATGCCATTTTACAACATATTAAAGCTTCTTCCAAGTAGAAGGGGAAGGTATATTATGTTCAGATTTTATACCCTCTTTCATAGTAATCATAATATCACCTGAAATAGATATACGTGCTTCATCTTTAGTATTCTTACCTGTTTCATGAAATATCATTGATGGAAATATAATCACATTACCTGTTTCCGCAGGATATTCTGCTTTACCGTAGTTAGTATTATCCCACTCTGTAAAGTATGGATCTCTTTTTGGTATAGTCAAGCCTACTTTATGTGCATCATCATCAAGTAAAAATAAATTACCTTGCTCATGAGCTTGTGGATAATAGACAAAACTAAAATGGCTACTCATATGTCTATGATAAGCAATATATTGTTCTTTAGTTGATAAAGTTGCCCAAGATTTTGTTATATATATTTCGAATAAATCTAAATTATATTTTTGACCAATTAAACATTCTTTTATTACTTTAAATAAATTATTATATAACTCTTTAAACCTATGATCATTATGTAAGTTATCATCAATAGATTGTAGTTCTTTTGGTTTTATGTCCGTGGTTCGAGAGTATTGAGAATTGGTTGGAGTAATATCTTTAAGTATAATAGGTAATATTTTTTTATTAATACTTTCAAAGTTTTCTAATTTAGTTATATAAATTGGATAACCAAACCATTTTGATATATTAGCCATCAAGTTTACCTAAATGATCAAACCAAATATAGCTATTTAATTTTGATAATAAATTTTCCATGTAATTATCTTTTACTACATAAACAAGTGTTTCGGTACAAAAATCTTTAATAGCTTCATATCTATGATGACCATCAATTAATAAACCATTATTAACAACTAATGGACATAGTAGTCCGTTCATTTTTATATCAATTTCGAGTTGATCAATTAAGTCTTGATTATTGTTTTCTTGATTGGGTTTTATATCTTTTAATTTATATTTTTCAAGTATTGAATTAAATATAATTTTTTGTGGTTTTAAAAACACTTATTGTACTCTTAAAAATCTATATCTAATTTCACCACTACCACCAGCTCCACCTTGTGTAGAACCTATATTTACTTGAGCAGCTCCACCTCCGCCACCCGATCCTCTAGTACCTGCTCCTCCATTAGTTCCAGATCCAGAAGAACTACCACCAGCTCCTCCTGAAATATTTCCTGCATATGAAGAAGCTCCTGTTGAACCATTTATTCTACAGTTATCTCCTCCACAGTTTCCATTATTACCGCCTGCAGCACCATTACCTGATTGATTGAATGATCCAACTGGGCCACTATTTAATGTGGTAACATTTTTTGTAGTTCCATCTGAATCTCTAAAAGTTCCTGAAGTGATTGCGGAACCACTGATAGTAGCTGAACCTGCTGTTCCTGCTATATTAGTTCTTAAAGGGCCTTGCACTCCTCCATTAATACCTCGTGATCCACCTCCTCCAGTTAAACTAAATATGGAACCAGTTGTAGATCCAGATAATGTTGTTGTTCCTCCAGAGTTACCTGTTGTATTATAACCAATACCTCCAGCAGACCCACCACCACCGATTGAATAAGAAATTGTTTCTCCTTGAGTAACACTAAAAACTTTATCAGATACATAAGCACCTGATCCACCACCAGCACCAGAAGATTCACCTCCTGCCTTATCATAGTCTGCTCCACCAACTGAACCACCTCCACCACCAACTCCAGCTTGAATATGAATTGCGTTAGCACCTTGAGGCACTGTAAAAGTTCCTGAACCAGAACTTAATGTTTGAATTGCACCTGGTGTAAATGCTGCAAAAACTAATTCCCAAGTTCCTGATGCTTTTGCATATATCTCGTCAGCTTCTTGCCAAGTGCCTGATACTTTACCGTAAGCATTTTCTATCTCTTGAAATGTTCCCGATACTTTCCCATAGGTATTAGCCATTTAAACTCCTATGAATATTTAAACCAAATATCTCCATCATTGCCTCCTGAAGGGGAAGATGTACTTATAGTGAATTTTCTTTCAAGTTTTGCAGCAGTTACTGCATCATTAACTAATTGATTAGTGTCTATAGCATCAGCTGCAACTTTAGCATTTGTAACTGCATCGGCTGCGATTTGATCTGAGTCTACTGCGTTATCAGCTATTTTAGCATTTGTCACTGCATCATCATCAATTTGTGCAGTACCAATAGTTCCGCCTAATGTGTTTAAAGCAACTTCATTTACATTTGTACCATCAGAATATGCTGCATGAATTTTACCTTCGTCTAATGTAAAACCTGTACCTGATACAGGTTTAAAAGTTAAAGTATTTCCTGAATGTGTTGTACCATCTTTTAATATATAAAATTTTTCTATTGAATCAGGAATAGTAACAACTCTATTACCTGATAAAGTTCCTGTAAAATTGAGAACCATATTTCTTGCATTTGATATAGATGCATTAGACATTACTAATGCTACATCAGCTGAAGCTACATCAATTGCTTGATAGCCTGCAATTGCTTGTTGGACAAGTTCTAAATTTGTGTTTGTTTTAGTTCCCCATGTACCAGCATTTTCACCGGTCGCCATAAGTTCTAATTTAAGATCTGCAGAATATGTAGAAGCCATGCCTTATTATATCCTTACTAAGCTGCGATATCAACCTCAGTCCAAATGTTAGTATCTTGAGTATCCACTTCAGTCCAAGTATTAGTTACTCCAGGATCTACATTAGACCATGCTGTAATTAATGGAGTATTTAATGCAGTATTTAATTGTTGTCCTGTTAAATCTACAGGAGTGTTTAAGTCAACAGTTACTGAGCCTTCGGCCGTGGTTAATTCTTGACCTGTAACTGCTACATCTACATCTATAGATACAGTTTCATCCCCTAAGCTTATTAATGCTTCAGAACCTGTAGCATCAACATTTGCAGTACCTGTTTCTGTTGTATCTCCTGTAGTAGAAGTTAATTCTTCGCCACTTGGTTGAGCTGAGGCTCCTGCAGTTATAGACACAGATCCTGTATCTGTACTTAAAGCTTCTCCTGAAACATCTACATTAGCATTAGCTTGTATAGTTTCATCACCTAAGTTTGTTGTTAAATTTTCTCCTGTAACATTTACGTTAGCATCTGCCTGTACAGATATTGCACCTGTATCGGTTTCTAATTCTTGTTCAGGGCCAGCAATAATGCTTTGATTACCATCAGCAGAAATTGAAAAAGTTCCTATTGTCCAATTTAATTGTTCTCCAGTTAAAACCGCTGTGGCACCTGCAGTAACTGTTTCATCTCCAAGATTAATTGTTAAATCTTCACCTGTTACATTAACAGGTGTATTTAGTGCAACAGTTACATCATCTACCGTAGAGGTTAATGGAATTCCTGTTAAAAATACATTTGCATTTGCTTGTATTGTAGTTGCACCTGTATTACTTGTTAATTGTTCACCTGTAACAGCTACATTAACATTAGTTCCTCCAAGAGAGGATATCGGCGATTGTGATAGGGCGGTTATACCAAGCAATTTAAACTCCTAATATTGTAAAGGAGACAGTGGGGTGATTGGTGGTGCCACTGCCTCCATCACAATATTATATCATCGCTTAAACCACGAAGGAAGACCAAGGTGAGGTCTTTTATCAAACATGTTGTCCTTTGCACCTGGTGTTTTACGATTGTTATAATGTAAGAAAACTTGAATACATTCCTTACCTTTAAATGGTTTTCGCCAATGTTCTAATTCACAACCAGAATATACTAACATATCTCCTGGTTTTAAATTAACTTCAATACCTTTAGTATTATCAGATACATATCCAATGCCTTCTTTGACTCCACCTTTTGTAGAATCAGGCTCAAGATATATTGGCCAATCGTCACCACCTAAATTCATTGTAGTAGATATTTCACAACTAAATCGATCTTTATGTCTTTTAAGTTCATCACCTTTTTTATAAATTCTTGCATAAGTATATGCAGGATATAATTTTAACCCTGTTGCTTTTTCCATAACAGGCTGACACTTTAATAATAATGTTTCCATTGCAATGTCTGAATATGAAGAATAAGTATTTGGTATTTGTTCATCTTGTCCTTCATAATAACCGAGTAAAGTTTCATAAGGAGAAATATATCTAGCTTTTCTACATGTATCTAATACTTGTTTTTTCATACTAAAATAATTTGCAACAAATGCAGCTAAATCTTTTGAGATTGCTTGACGAATAACTGTATATTTATTTTTCTTAAACGACATCCTTAGCCATCTCTTTCGGTACAGCTTGAATGTTCCAATGTATAAATCTAAATGGTTCTACACCAAAATCGACTGCATATTCATGTTCCATGTACCCTGGAAAGATAATGAGTGTGCCTGGC